CTGCACATCAAGCTGAAAAAGAAGCTTTACAAAAATTGGAAGATGAGTTGAAAAAAATTGAAGTAACAATTCCAGGAACAGATTTAATACCAGATATAGTTATACCTTTATACGAAACTGCTCAAAAAATAATAAATGATGAAGCTGTATTACCTTCCGATGAAAAGAGTGAAGAATTTTACAATGAATTAAAAAATTATTTTAATAGACCAGATGCAACGGTTACTGATAGAGCAAAATGGTATGCATTTCAAAAATTAAATGAACAATATGGATACGCACCCGTTGCAATTAGAAGTAGAACAATAGTTGGTAAGCGTTCAATAACTAATCCATTTTCAGGAAGATTAAATTTGGTAGCAGAGGAAAATCCAACATATGGTGAAATAAGACCATTTGCAGAAAGATTGTTGGATATGTATCTTATGGAATATGGCCATTATGTACAATTAAATCAAAATGAAGGTGCATCAAAATTACAAAAAGCTAGTAATTTTGTTGGGGATTTGATTGGGGATTATACCAATATGATTAAAAACTCAAAAGGATTAAATTTAAAAAAGGCATATGATATAAATTATGATACTCCTGGAACATTAGAATATGATGCACATAAAGTTATTCAACCGGAATTACAGGCTAAATTTGACAAAAATGTACAAGACTATATAATTTCTAATATAAGAGAATTAACAACTGGACAATCACCAACTGAATTGGATTTGTTAATAAGAAATAATCCGATGGTTAAAAATGCAATAGATGTTATTAAAAAATTAAAAGAAGCTAAAAAGAAAAAACCATCAATAGGAAAACAATTTAAAAAGGCATTAAAATTTGAATTTCCAAAATTACCAGATAGACAAAAAATAATAGAAGAAACAAAGGAAAAGTTATTAGAACAGGCAATTGAAGAAATTAAACAACAAATTATTCCACCTATTGAAGATGTTGTATTACAACCGGTATATCAATATATTCAAACTGCAGTTGCTTTATTAGATTCTATACCTAACCCAAAACCAACTTTACCACAGATTAAAAAATTTGTAAAAGATACTATAAATGGTATAAAACCGGAAATAGAATTACCTGGAATAGAAATACCAAATATACCAACAAAAGAAGATTTTGAGAAACAATTGGAGCAAAAAACTCCAACCGAAGAAGAAATAAAAGCATTGGCAGAGGACAAAATAAAAGGATTAATACCAGACATACCTTTTATCAATATAATTCCTCCAACATTCATATGGTCAACAAAAACAAATATAATGATTGACCCATTTATAACATTGTCACAAATACATTTAGCTGGTGTAGGTGGTAATATGTCAGTTACTGCACAATACTCACCTCCAGCTCCACCGGCTCCTGCAATTATAAATTATACAGGATATCAAGTAAAAACTGGTCCATCTGTTCCTGACTTTCCATCAACTGTTGATTTTCCAGAAGTGGATTTGGGAAGTATAGAACTACCAAAATTTCCAGAACTACCAGAACTACCACAATTAAGTGTCGTTGATATAGCTTCATCATTGGCGATATCTTTACCAAATATAGAAGTTAAAACACCCAACTTACCAAATGTTGGATAATTATTAAATCAAATATTTATTATTAAAACATACAAAAGATTATTATGGATTCAAAATTATTAGTAGGTTTAATTAAAGAAGTTGTTAAAAACGAAGTAAAACAACAAGTTAAAGAAGAACTTGCAAAGTTAATTAAATCTGGTGCAGTTACATTAAATTCACAAAACAAACCAACTACCCCATCTTTGAAAGAAATGACGGAAGTTGCAGATGTTCCTGTTAGAAAACCACAACAGGTTCAACAACAAAGACCTCAACAAGTTAAGGAATATACAAAAAATCCAATATTAAATGAGGTGTTAAGTCAAACACAACCATTTACTGCAGAACAAAGAAAAGAAGGTGCAGTTTCAGCTGGTAGTGTATTAGATATGTTACAACCACAACAAACTATGGAAGAAGATTGGGAAACTATGGATTATAGAATGATACATGATATTCCACAAAATACACCAAACTTCCAATCAACCGGTGATAGTTTACAAGATGCTACAATAAAAGCATTAACGAGAGATTATAGTACTTTAACAAAAGTATTTACTGAACAAGAAAGACAAAAGAAAGGTAGATAATGGCAATAGAACTTGGTAAATTTAATGTAAGTGATTTAACTGAAAATCAATATAAAATATTAGGAATTGGAATTAATAAAAAATCCGATTCTAATGGTATTTTTGCAGTTAATTATACAACAATTGCCCAAGCCAGTGAAAATTTAAAAAACTTAATTTTAACTAAAAAGGGTGAAAGAGTAATGCAACCTGAATTTGGTTGTGACATTTGGGAATTGTTATTTGAACCAATTTCCGAAGATGTAATTTCAACACAAATTGAAAGTAGTATTTTAAGTGCAGTTGAAATTTGGTTACCATATATAAACGTAGATAAAATTATATTTGATTATGATGAAAATGATATAGACTCAAATAAAATAAATGTAGAAGTTAAATTTTCATTAAAGTCTAATCCAACCATCACAGAATCAATTAACATTAATATAAACAACTAAAAATAAATGGCAATCAAACCTATTAAAAAAAGTTGGGGTAGTGAAAAAAATATAAACTATTTAGGAAAAGATTTTAATTCTTTGAAACAAAATCTTATTGACTATACAAAAACATATTTTCCAAATTCATATTCCGATTTCAATGAATCTTCACCTGGTATGGTGTTTGTAGAACAAGCTGCTGCTATCGGTGATATTCTTTCTTTTTATCAAGATGTTCAATTAAAAGAATCAATGTTGGCACATGCTACCGAAAGAAAAAATGTAGTGGCATTGGCACAATCGATGGGTTATAAACCAAAAGTAACTAGTCCAGCCGTAACAACATTGACGGTATATCAATTAATACCATCTATTGGAACTGGTGCAAATGTTAGACCAGATGAAAGTTATTGTTTAAAGATAAGAAATGGTATGGAAGTATCATCAACTACAAATACCGATATAATTTTTAGAACGGTTGATGTGGTTGATTTTTCATTACAAACGGATAGAGAAATAGATGTTTATGAAAGAGATTTAACAACGGGAGAACCTACATTCTATTTATTAACTAAAAAGGTTAAAGCAATATCTGCTACCGAATTAACAATAGTAAAAGAATTTGGTGATTCAACCGACTATCCTACTACAACATTGGGTGATGAAAATATTATAGGGATATCATCAATAGTAGATAGTAATAATAACAAATATTATGAAGTTCCTTATTTGGCACAAGAAAGTGTATTTGTAGAAAAACCAAATACCGAATATAATAGTGATTTATATCAATACTCAGGTTCAGTTCCTTATATTTTAGAAGTTCAAAAAGTTCCAAGAAGATTTTCTGTAAAGGTAAATTCTGATAATACAATGGATTTACAATTTGGAAGTGGTGACACTAGATTAGATGATGAAATTATTTTACCAAATCCAAAAAATGTTGGTTTAGGATTAGCAAATTCCGTTAATAGATTAAATGATGGAATTGACCCATCTAATTTCTTAAAAACAAATACATTTGGTATTGCACCTATAAACACATCATTGACTATTAAATATTTAGTTGGTGGTGGTGTTAGTTCAAATGTAAATGTTGGTGATTTAACAACAATAAGTAAAATAGAATATGAAGAAGATTTGATATCAATTGCAAATCCTGCAACATATAACACCATAAAACAATCTGTAGCTGTTGAGAATTTGGAAGCTGCAACGGGTGGTAGAGGTAGTGAAACAATTGAAGAAATCAGACAAAACGCTTTGGCAATGTTTGGTTCTCAAAATAGAGCAGTAACTAGACAAGATTATATTGTAAGAGCATTATCAATACCAGAAAGATATGGTAGTGTTGCAAAAGTATATGTTAGTCCAGATGGAGAGGTTGACAACAATTCTCCTGCATCTATTCTTGCAAATCCAAAAAACATTACAGAATTTACTAACTTAGTAGATTCAATTAAAGGTTTGCCAAAACAAGATATACAAGCCGAATTAGTTAAATACCTTACTCAAAAGAAAACAAATGTTGCAGAAGTAAATAATCCATTTGCAATTAATATGTATGTTTTGGGTTATGACCAAAATAAAAAATTAACAAATTTAAACGATGCGGTAAAACAAAATCTTAAAACTTACTTAGGTGAGTATAGGATGTTAACCGATGCAGTTAATATAATAAATGGATTTATTATCAACATTGGTGTTGATTTTGAAATTATGGTTTACTCTAATTATAATAAAAGAGAAGTTGTAACAAATTGTCTAACAGAATTACAAGAATATTTTAATATAGATAATTGGACATTTAATAAACCAATCAATATTTCCGAAATAGAATTGATATTGGCAAATGTAGAAGGAGTTATGAGTGTTCCATCCGTAAAAATTTCAAATTTATGTGGTGGTACCGAAAATTATTCAACAAATAGATATAACATCAACGATGCAACTAAAGGTAAGATTGTCTATCCTTCTTTAGACCCATCAATATTCGAAGTTAAATATCCAAACAAAGACATAAAAGGGAGGGCTTTATAATGCATAAATTTTACACATCATCATATGACTCAAGTGTATATCTTCAACAACCTGACCAAAATACAGGTAGAGATGAAATATTGGAAGTAGGTAAACTTTACTATGGTTCATCAATGGATATAGCTAGAACTTTTATTAAGTTTGATGTTTCTAATTTGGAAACTGGTAGTGGATGGAAAGCTTATTTAAATCTTAAATCTGCAAATTCGGAAGAAATACCACTTCAATATACAATCTACACAAATGCAGTTTCTCAAAGTTGGAGTATGGGAACTGGTACAAAATTTGATAATATCACAACTGATGGTATTAGTTGGAAATATAGAGACGGTATTAATACTTGGCAAGATAATGTAATAGCTGGTACGGCTGTATTTGCAAATGGAACAACAGGTTCTGCAAATGCAGAAGGTGGTACTTGGTACTTGAGTGGTTCTACATCACAATCATTTAACAATGAACCAGATGATGTTAGAATGGATGTAACTAATATAATTAAATTATGGATTAGTGGGTCTATACCAAATAATGGATTTATTATACATCATAGTTTGGAAAATGAAGCAAATAGATTGGATTATGGTTTGTTAAAGTTTTTTTCAAAAGAAACTAATACAATATATGAACCTAAATTAGAAATAGTTTGGGATGATAGTATAGGTAATTTTAATACAGGAAGTTTAACACCCGTAACCGGTTCAGCGTCTGATGATGATTATAAAATAGTTGTTCAAAATTTAAAAAAACAATATCCACAAAACCAAAAAGTAAAAGTTAGAGTTAAAGGTAGAGATATGTTTCCATTAAAATCTTTTAGAACAACATTTGCATATGACCAAACTAAATATTTACCTTCTACTACATATTATCAGGTTGAAGACTATATTACTGGTGAAATAATTTTCCCATTTGGTGAGTATACTAAAGTTAGTTGTGATTCTACTTCCAATTATTTTATAATGGATTTAAATACATTACCAATCAATAGAACATATGTTTTAAAATTGAAAATAGTTGAGAGTGGAATATCTACAATTATAGACGATAAATTAACATTTGAAATAATTTAATAGATGACTAATTTAGAGGCAATATCAATAAAATTACAAGAGGAAAAAGATAAACAATTAGAGTCAATTTTAAGTGTATCGGGTTCTGCTGCAATCAATAGAAACCAATATGGGGTTAATGTTGTAGATAATACAAATGCTGCATCATCTTTATTATTTAAAGGATTAACCAAAACAAAATATGATAATGAAGAATTGGTAAAAGCAGTTGATGTAACGGTTACAGAATTATTACCAAATATTCCAACTGCAAATTTAGATTTAGTTCCAAGACCAATATATAATGCAGAATTAACAGCAAGTGCACAATTGAGAACAGAAGTTGCTAATTTAAATCTACAAGTAACAAATTTAAATTCACAAATTTCTACTTTACAGGCACAAGTTCAAACCGAAATAAATAATAGATTGACGATAGAACAAACAAATGATTTATTAGTCAATCAAATTGATACATTAAATTCTACAATAGAAGATTTTTCTGGTCAAATATCAACATCTTTACAAAAGTCTGTTGATGAAAGTATATTGAGAGCCTCATTACAATCACAAAAGACAGGATTTAAAGCACAAATTGAGGCATTAATTAAACAAATTGATTCCTTAAATGCAATTATAGAAGGTTTACAAGCTCAATTGGGTGCAGTAAGACAACAAAAAGACTTAGAACAAACGGCACAAGGACAAGGTGGAACTATAATTAATAAAATTGTAACTGCAAACTTTACACCTAAAGGTTCTGCAACTGACCCGGTATTGTCTTATAAAATTAAGAATGCAAGAGATGAGGTAAAAGAATGGATTAATGGTAGAAATTTAAAATTAATAAATAATGATTTAGAACCAGTTACCATTAAAATAAACGCAACATGGGACAGAGACCAAAGGTGGTTTTCAATCCCTAAGTCTAATTTTACAATATCACCAGGTGCAACTGAAGAGATTGTGTTTACGGCTACACCAGAAAACACAACTTATGATAAAAGAGATAATACAATTATTTATAGTGCATCACTTACTATAACGGTAGAAAGAGCCGATGGTACATCAGAAACCAAATCATTTAAAACCGAATTAAAGATTGCACATCCTAAATCATATTAATAGATTATGAGTATTAAAAAATATACAAATATTGAATCAATAAATTCAAATTCTGAAAATGAAGGTAAATTCATAGAGGATAAGGATTTGTTTATTCTTTCTAAAAATGAAACTGAAAAAACCGATTTTGGTGCTGGAAAGTATGATGTAATGGAAGTTTCGGTTTATGATGTTAATAATAATTTATTACCACAAAAGTCGGGAAACAATGTTGCATATGTAAAATCGGATGATATTAAAAATTATTTGTATAATCTTACAAATAAAGAGGGTCAAAAAGAATTGGCCATAAATGTTGAAAAATTATTAAATGATTTAGGATTTACAAATGGTATTCTTAAAGTTAATATAAATTTTGTTAGAGATAAGGTAGGTTCTGACAACGAATCACATAAAGTTTGGATACAAGAAATTTCACCATCTAGAGAAGAAATTAGAATTTTGCCTTTAAAAACAAAAAATAATAATATAAATAACATAACAAACAATGAATTTAAAAATCTTAAAAAATTAAATAAAGAATTTAATTATTATAAAACCGAATTGTTAAATATATTAAATTCTTTTGATAATGTTTTTTTAGCAAAAGTAGATGGATATTTGGAAAGTAAATTTGGAAAAGATTTTTTAAATGTATTAAAAAAAGATTTTGGTTTATCCGAATTTGCAAAATTTAGAAATAAAATATTTGAAGATTTTAAAAATTCAACAACATACTATTTAACAAACAAATATTATACAATTGGTGAATCTAATTTTGGTAAACCATCTGAGCTGAGGTTTGAAGATTTTGAAATATATGATTTTGAAATGTTGGTATCTGAAATTCAATCTATACTTAACAATTGTATAGATTTTAACACAAAAATATTGAAAAGAAGAACAACCGATGTTACATCATTACCAAAAGAATTTGCAATAGTTGAATTAAGAAAACAAATTCAAAATAATATAGAATCATTTTCTACATTTACTGAAACAAAAAGAAGTGTTTATTCACCGAATGTAACAAATATTTTATTTAATGAAAAAGTAAATGCTGAACCGATAGTTAGACAACCCATTACAACGGATTTAAATATAGATACACCATTATCCGATGGTGTTACTTTTGGCCCAAGTAGAACAAATAATGAAAAATTTGGTATACAATTACCAAAAACGGATAATGTTAATTGGTGGAGACTTGATCCTGGTAATGTAATAAATGAAGACCGTAAAGATGCAATTAATATAAAATAAAAATATTTATAAAAAAGAATAACAGTGTCAGATACAAACAATAAATATTTTGATGGTATAAGTGAACAATTGGATTTAAATTTTGGAGGAATAGGTGATATCAATTTTAATTCAATCCCAGCAACCAATACAGACCCTATACTATTAGAATCATCACCAACAAATCCATCTCCTAATCCAGTAGTTGTAGATTATTTGATAAACTATGAAATAATATTCATATCAAATTTACAAAATGAAGTTGGTGATTTATTATCATTAGAATATAATATTAATTCTGGAGATGTTATATTGGATACTGATAAAATAACCCTATCCGATTATAATACCGACGGTAAAAAATTATTAAATTCAAAACTTAAAGATGGTAACATATCTTTAAACATAAAGGGGGAATTACCTACAAATTATAAAATATTAAAAATATATTGGGCTAATAGAAAAATTGCAGAAACTAATAAAAGTGATTTTACAAAATGGAATTCTTCCAATAGAATAATTACAATACCAGCATCGGAATTATTAACCGGAGGATTGGCAGTTTCGGTTGTACTTGAAAAAGGAATTGCTGCAAAAAAACCAATTTTATCTTTAAGTAATACAAAATATGATTTTAATGTAAAAGATTCGGATGCAGATGTGGTTGTTAATATACCATTTATCTCATCGGATACGGATTTCGTTGATTTTTATTTAAGTCCTGATAGGAAAGTTAGAGTAGATGCAACGAGTGAATTTGTAAACCTATCTTTTAAAAATGACTTTGGTGGTGTTTATGGTAGTAAAAAAATAATTGTAGTTCCTTATAGTGATTCATATGGAACTGGTGATAGAACAGATATTATTGTAAATTTCATAAGTGTAAATGATTTTCCATCTATCACTCAAATTACTGCACCAAGTTCAATAGATGTTCCTTCATTTTCCGATTTACAATTAGAATATGAAGTAGAATGGAATTCATTTGCAGTATCTTCAATAGATGTTGAATTATTACAAAAAAATAATACAAAAGTTAGTTTGTTCAAAAATTTATCACCAAATGGTAAATTTAAAATAAACTTAAGAGATTTAGCAAATAAATTTCCAAATTGGAATGGAAGTGATAATGTAACACTTACATTTAAACCATACAATAGATTAGGTTCACAAGAATTAATTGGAAATGAATATGAAATAAAAACAACATTATCAATTCCTTCAATTTCATTAGATGAATCTATACTTAAGAAAACTTTATTTGATGCATTCATAGACAATATTAAATTTAATGAATTAGAAAAAGAAAGTAAGTATTTAACACATCTTGCTAACTTTGGAAATGATGAACAAATCATAATCTCATCTTGGGAAGAAGATAATTTTACTTTATCAGAAAAAGGTGTAGATGAGTTGGGTAATACTATAATAACTAAGGAGGTTGAATCTTTAATTTTAAAGCTTTATTCACCATTACCCTCAAATATAACCGAAAATTCAACTTTATGGATTACTAAATTATTAACAAATCCATTGATTGAAACGGTTGTATTAACTGACCAATCTAATTTATCATGTCCTCCTTTAAGAGGCCCTAATTTTAATGTGGAGGTTGATTTTGTAAAAGGACAATCTACAAATTATGAATCTTTAGATGATTTAATACTAAGTGCATCGGTTTCATCATCTGCAAATCTTATTTCCGAATTTTTAAGTGGGTCTTTAATAGATACCGATGCGTTGAACATTCAATATTATGTTAGTGGTTCAACAAATTATGCATGGGAAAATTTTGTTCACTTTAGTTCTGCAAAAGAGAGGGTAGATAATTTTGTATATAAGGTTCAACTTATTGAATTATATGAAGATTTAATAGTAAGTTCATCAACTGATTACACAACTTCAGGAAGTGCACACTATCTATCAGTTGCTGCACAAAATGAAACTGAAAGACAGAGAATTAAAAAAGAACAATTAATACAAGGATTTGACGGGTTTGAAAAGTTTTTATATACACCATCATCTTATACTACTTCAGGAAGTAATTCAATTACGTGGCCGTATGATGGTAATGTTAGATTGAATAGTACATCTGCAGTGGTAACAAACGGAAATAATACAGGTTGGTATGATAATATTATAGAACTTGCAGAAATATACGATATAAACAATCCTAATTGGGTTCAAAATAATATTCCCCAATACATTGTAAATAATGCAGATAACGATAGTTTCTTATTATTCTTTTCAATGATTGGCCAACATTTTGATAACATATATTTCCATACAAAAGCAATTGAAAAAAGTAGAAAATTAGGATACAAATCTAGTGATGGAATTTCAGATAAACTTTTGTTTGATGTATTAAAATCATTCAACTGGGATGCTAAAAACTTAGCTACAGATACTCAATTGTGGAATTATGTTTTCGGTTTAGATAAAGATGGAAACCAACAATATAAATCTTATGATAAAAATGGTAATTTGATTGCAAGCAATCCTGCAAAACAAAGAACATATGAAGTTTGGAGA